TCTTGCACTTCTCCGTGATGTTTTTTAAGGTCATAAAGATATTCTCTACGAATTTGACAATATATTGGTGGTGTGTTCGCATTTAAATAAGCCATTGTACATTAATGTATGTCTCCCCACGTATCTCCTGATTCAAAATCTACTTTGTTAGGGACAGCTAGTGTAACAGCATTTTCCATAATTTCAATAATTTTTTTAGCTTGTTCTTCTGATTCTATGGAAATATCTAATTCATCGTGTATTTGTATGTGTGGTATAATGCCTTCTTTATATAAATCTAACATAGCTTTTTTAGTCATATCAGCTGCTGATCCTTGTATTAATTTATTTAAAGCTTTGTATGTAAATGCTCTTTTAATTCTTCCACGACCGTATGTTCTTTCAGCTTCTTCATAAGACATAGGTGTATGCATACCAAAAGTGTTTGGTTCCCATTTATCAAATCTACATTTACGACCCAACAAAGTTCCAATAGATCCAGATTCTTGTGCGTGATTAGAAGTTCTATTCATTAAATCTTTTACAAAAGGAACATTCTCGTGATATTTATTAAATAAATTATCTGCATCAACTTTACTTAAACCTAATTCAGCTTGTAATTTATTTTTACCCATACCATAAAACAAACCAAGATTAATTGTTTTAGCTTGTGTTCTAGATATGTCAGCCATATCTGCAACTGTTTGATGAAAGTCTACAGAATCATTTTTAAATTTTTTTACAATATTAATTACTGAATCATCAAAACAAATTGGTTCAGTAGCTGCTGCGTAATGCACTACAAGTCTTGGTTCTTGTTGTGAATAGTCAAAACAACCCCACTTGTGATTTACTTCAGGTATGAATAATGATCTAATCATTGGCCCTAAATCTTTATTTCTTGCAGGAATTTGCTGTAAATTTGGGTTAGAATAGCTAAATCTACCTGTTACAGTACCACCTTGATCTGATCTAATAGGGTTAATATCAGCGTGTATTCTACCTTTGTATTGATGTTTTAAAATTGTATCAATAAACGTAGTGTGTGCCTTATTAATTTCTCTTGCCTTCGCTATTAATTTAATTGTAGGATGTGGGTGTTCTGAAAGGAAATTTTTTGTAAATGAAGGTAACTTGGATTTTGAAGTTAGTTCGTAAGATAAAGCAAGTTTGTCAAACACTTTGGCAATACTTCGTGCTGCCCATATTTCAACTTCTTCTCCTGTATGTTTTTTTACTTCTAGGAGCAACTGTTTTTCTTCTGTATTCAATTGTTGCTTTAGTTTATGAGCTTTTTCAACATCTACTCGAACGCCTTTAAATTTCATTTCAATTAAACAAGGAAATAATTCAGTTTCTAATTGATAAATATTTTCTAAATTTTGTTTTTTAATTTCTCTAGATAATGTTTTAAATAATTCTAAAGTTAATTCAGCATCTTTTTCTGCATAATTACCTACATACATTGCAGGTAGTTTATACATTTCTGCTTTAGCATCTAAACCAAAAGATTGTGCTGCTTCTTTTAAAGCTTTCTCATCTTTAACTTCTCTTAAGAATTCAAATGAAATACTATTTAACGTAAATGAAAATCTATTTTCATCAATCAATGATGCCATAACCATTGTATCAACAATCATTCCATTAATTTTAAATCCATATGCTTTTAACCAACACACATCATACATTGCATTATGAAATATTTTTGTAGCAGGTGTTTCTAAAACTTCTTTAATCCATTTTAAAACTTTTTGTCTATCCATATTACCACCACCTTCGTGTGCTATTGGATAATAACCAGACCAACCGTCTACTGCTATAGCAAAACCAACTATCTCACCCATACCTTGTATGGCTCCTGATCCTCTTGTTTTTAAATTTGGATCTTTGGTTTCTAAGTCAATTGCAATATACTTATGTCCTTTTAAATCAGGATAATTTTCTGGTGCTGACCATTCTGTTTGTGCTGTAAACATATTTATAACCTTTCAAATAGTATATTCTCACCAGAAGAAGGTCTTCCAGGTTGAATTTGTTTTATTTCTTCTTGCTCTACTTTATACGATAGATACTTAACATAATCTGGTAAATAAGCATCATCAATTAATAATCTACCACCTTTTGGTAGATATTTCAAAGACCAATCTACATCAAAATAAAAATTACCTAAACCGTGTCCACCATCAACGTGAATAAAATCTAAAGGCATTTGTGGTTTTTTACCTTTTAATATTTTTTGACTTGATGCACCATAAAAATTAAATCTATTACCATAATGATCTCTTAAAAATTTTGCACAAGGAACAGTATAAGGATGTTCACATATATCTATTGAAGTTAATACTATATCTGAATTAGCTGATAATATTATTGCTGAACTATGACCTGCATTAAAACCTATTTCTAATCCATATTTACAACCTTTTACTGCTTCTCTTAAATATTCTCTTTTCCAAGATCGTTCTTTTATAGGTATAGAATCTTTATTAATTTGTGTTTGATGAATGAAACAATAGTTTCCTTCTACTCCACCATTAACTATATTATTTAATTCAGATATTATTTTTAATTCTTCATTACCCCAAGATTCCTCACATTGAGGAATGTTCTTAGGATAATAATCAAAATAATTTACTTGTTTAGGTTCTTTCATATACCAATCATAAAATATGTTAAACAAATTGCCATTATTAATGTTACGTCAATTAAACAAATTCGATACATATTATTTCTTCCTTTTTATATCTTTTATCTTTTTTATCTCTAATTCGCAATAGTGAATTATCTTTTCTAAATCTTCTATTCCATTTTTATTTTGGTATCTACAAACGTACTTCACAACGTTGCCCTGGAAGAAGCTAAGATTATTTTTAGAAATAAATTCATACGGTTGAATGTGAAACGATTTGTAATGTGAACCGCCTATTTGCTTTTCTTGTGGAAATGCTTTTTCAAACATATCTTTTGTTGTCATTATATTGGTCCTCCTATGTTGTATTGATATTCTGATGTTGGTTGCATCAAGAATAAGTTATGTTTTGCTCTTGTTACACCTACAAAAAACGTTCTGTGTTCTGGATCTGCATTAAACTGTGATGCTTTATAGATAACTCTATTTAAATCTAAAAATAAAACAACATTGTCTGCTTCTTCTCCTTTTACACGATGTATTGTAGATATTTTTATTCTAGGTTTGCTCATTAGATCATCCCCTGAATTTAGTAATACGTTCATATAATCTTTAATGTGTTGTGATATATTAAATTGCTCCCAGCTCCCCGTCACTCGCAACCCGTGTTCCATTCTAAGTGTATCAATATCGACACTATCAATATTATCTAGACTTTTACCTGATGAGAATCCGTATTCAACGTGACCTAGTTTATAACTTAAACAACTATACAAATCTTTAGCATCATATTTATCTATGTATGCACCTTGATTTAATCTTTGCCAAATTCTGTAAGCATTCAAAGGTTCTGGTGGTAGTATCTCATTATGTTTTGCTTCAAACCTATAACCTTGATTATAAATTTCTTCTGCGATCGGTTGTAACATTTTATTGGTTCTAGCAATTATCATCCAGTTTCCTGTGCTAAAATCTATGTCTTGCAAATAAACGTTTTCAAAAACTTCACCTTCTTCATCTTTTGGTTTCCATTGTTTTTCTAATCTTTCAGTAATATTTGGTAATATTTTTTTAGCATACTCAAATACTTTTCTAGGAACTCTTTGTGATTTTATTTGTGCATCAAACGTACCTTCTAAATTTATAAATATTTCTGAACTAGCTCCTTGAAAATTATATATGGCTTGATCATCGTCCCCTGCAATATAAGAGCGACGGCTACGCCCTTCTATGTAAAAAAACACATCCCATTGCAAGGGACTTAGATCTTGTGCTTCATCTAGAAACACAGCTTCCACAGGTGGACATAAATCCTTCCTGATGAAATCGTTTATCATATCGTGAAATTCTATCATTTTAGTATCTTTCTTATACTGTTCTACTTGGTCCTGTATTATTTGTGTGTAGTTTAAATCAGCTGTAATATTTAATTCAGTAGCTGCTTGTATTAAATTTATCTTTTTTGCTCTTGAATATTCAATCAATTGCATATGTACGTTTTTGTATCTTGGTAATCCTGTATCATCTACAAAAGTTTCAAAACTTAAACCCTGACATATTGGATTTGCATTTTTAAATTTTTTCCATTCCTTTCCTTGTAATAATTGTTTCTTAACATCTAATCCTAACTCTTGCGCTCCAAGTGCGTGCAATGTACTTACTCTTATTTTAGGATACGCTATTCTTTTTCTAGCTTCTCTTTCAGCGGCTTTACTAAAAGATATGTAAAGTATCTTATCTTGTGGTGTTTTATATTCTTCAACTTCTTTTTTAATGTATTGCATTAATCTATAAGTCTTACCAGTTCCTGGTGGTCCAGGTATTATGATTCTATTTTTCATATGGTGCTGGTTTTAATTTGTTTGGTGTTACTTTTGTTGGGCTTTCAAATATTAATTCTTTTGCATTCTCACCTGTTCCTTTTTGTAAGGACCAGTATCTACATTTTTGATTACCTACCTTACCATTGTGTGCTTTTAATGTGTAAAATTTTTTTAATAACTGTGAAGTTTCAAACCATTTCTTTTTCCAACTTGTTTTATTTAAATAATTTTCCAATGATATTTGTTTAAAATAACAAATTTTATTTTCGTGATCTACAAATGATCTATTACCTACAGTTATAGATTCAAAATTTTGACCTGGCGTCATTTTAAAATAATCTAATAATAGTTCTTCCAACATAACATCTACTTTAAGAGATTCTGCCATATCAGGAACAAATAATTTTTGATTTAAATATTCTTGAATCATCTCCCGCCATAAATTTATTGGAACACTTGGAAATGTTTTATAAATCTGTCTTAAAGATGCATTGGCAAATAATTTAGGATCATTTAATTCTTCTGATTTAACATCAACACTTTCACCATCTATTGATACTTTATACATTGTGGGTTCTGTTTGATAAATTTGTATTTCTTCTATGACTATTGGTATATGTCCTTTACCTATACCAAATTTTTGATTTCTACATTTTTTAGCATTACAAAAACTAACTAGTGGTTCATTTTTACAACCATAATGATAATCTTTTTTATCTAAAGACTTCATTATAGTATCTTGTATTTCTTTTTCTGCTAAAGGTGGCTCACAATATTTTGCATTATAGTTAAGAAGCTTTTGTTTCCATTCATTAGGAAATCTTTTTTTAAGATAAACAGCAACATTCATAAATGTAATGTTTCTCATTTCTCCTGGCTGTTGTTTTTCTTTTAATATAGAAACTAAACAAGGAGGAGCTTGTACCCAATCTTCATCTTCTTCTTTATCTTTAAATAATTTTATTAACTGTTCTTCCGTTAATGCTTTCTTATCATATAATTTATAAAAATCTTCTAAAGAAACTTTATTTTCATTTTCATCTAATGCATATCTTTGTGTATTGTCTTTATCATCATAAGGTAAATTTAAAAAACTTCCCACATCTCCTTGATTGATATAATCTTGTTTTGGAAAAATTTCTGCTTTTGCTCTACCTAATAATGCAGCTATTTCTCTTAACTTAACCCGCATTAAAGAAGGTGTTACCCATTCTTTAGTAAATAAATATATGTGCGCTCCATTAGATTTAGATTTAAAAACTATTGCAGGTACATTATTTTCTTTTAAAGTCTTAATATATTTAAGATGTTCAACTGGATAAGTATCTATATCTATACAACCAAACTTACATTTATTGTCTTCATTAATTGCAATAATACCTAATGTAGGTTTGATACCTTCTAAATGTTTTTGGTATAAAATTTCTGTTACTGGTTGTCTTCTTATTTCAGAATCATATTCATTTTTACCATCTTCTCTTATTCTACCAGTATTGACACTTATACCGTAAGAAGTTTTTCTACCATTAAATATTTCTATAAATTTTTTTAACATAGCCGTTTGTAACGGGCGGCATTCCTGCCGCCCATTTGTTTTTATTTATTAGAAAAGCTATGGTAAAACTTTTTAGCTCTTTCATACAAAGCTTGATCTTGAAGAGGACCTACTTTTTCTACGTTCCAACCATACCATTGCTGTCCTTTACCTGTATTAATTAAAGTAGACAGTTTATAAATATGACTGAAAGAAGGTGGTGTGAAAGGACCATTCTTACCATCTAAAGTTATAGACATCATCATTGAGTTCCATTTTCTGCTAACTTTACCTTGAGATGAACTCATAGATATCATTGCAGTCTCTGTATTTTTGTCACCAACAATAATTACAAAGTGTTGTCCAACAGTTAAAACATAATTACCATTTGGTAATCTGTCTTTTCCATCAGTACCTTTAGTGGTTTTACTTATAATATCAGATGAGTCAGGATAAAGCTGTTCAGGTCTACCTGATCCAGTTCCAAAATCTGACCATTCCTGATACTCAAGTTTGTAATAACAAGGAATTACATTTATTCCTTTGCTACCATCATATAACTGTTTCGTAACAGTATTAAGTAACATTCCAGGTTCTGCACCTTGAATGTAATTTTGGTTCATCTTTTTTGCTTCAGCTGAACCGTTTTGTAATAGTTTTAAAATAGGTGGAGCCAGGGATTCTGTCTTCACATTTTCAAAACCTGCGTGTGAGTCATCTTCAAATAATATGTTTGATAATGCTCCCGCTGCTTTTTTTGTCGCTATCGCGTTTCTTGTATCGCTCATCGATTATCTCCTTGTGATTTTTGTTTGGTTACCTTCAAACGGTTTAAATAGGTCGGCAGGAACGTCTTGTCCAGATTCAAGTCGTTCCCTGACCAGTGCTTTGAGTGTCATTGGGTTCACTCCAATTTTCTGGATAGGTTCAAACCCGCTGCCTCGTGCAAGGTCAACATATGATGTTGCCTTGTTATCTTCGCCACGACCAAAGGTAACAGTGATATCATTTTTAATAACATCACCTAGTCCGTTGTTACGAAGCCATTCAAAAGCTTCTTCCTGTTTATCTTTAGGAATAGTGGCGCCGTAGATTTTTTTGACTTCTACTGCCTCGCCATCTTTGAGCTTTAATTTTGTAATTTGCATTTCATCCATCATTGCAGGAATTTCTATTGCTGATAAATGTAATGCTTTTTCTTTTAATTTTTTTACAGACTCTTCTGCATTTGCAATTTCGTCTTCTAAATCTTTTAGTTCAATAATTTTATCTGATAATTTTTTTGCGGAATCAATTTGCTCAACTGATTGCATTCTATCATTTTCAAAATCTATACTCATATGTCTCCTTTTTTTGCTTTCTATTCTTTCTAATATAGTCCCTTAAAATAATATTGTCAAGGGCTTGTTTCAGTTTTTTTATATAAATCAATTTCAACAGGGTAGTACCTTCTTTCTTGCTTGTCCCATTTTAATAAATTAAATTTGCCATTAGTTATATCAGAAACGATAGAACACGCAACTCCAATTATTGCAGGATCGCCTGTAAGTAGTAAATAATCTTTAGATGTATAATTTTTTAATTTAACATTTAATGTTGAGACAACATAATTTGGACTTAAAATTATTTGTGAATTTTCAGGAAGTAAAACTTTTAACTGTCCATATTGGGTCGCACCAATTATATTTATTTTAGGTGCACCTATTTTTGTACCAGGTATATCTTGTATTACATATACTGTTGGTTGCGAATCTTTTATGTCTTTATAACTTAAACTTTCTTGCATTGACAACTTATATCATATAATGTATATCTTTACAATAGAAAGCAAGATTAAACATGAATTATAAATTTAAAAGCAAACCTTTTGCTCATCAATCTAAAGCATTAGAAATGTCTTGGAATAAAGAAGTATTTGCATACTTTATGGAGATGGGAACAGGTAAATCTAAAGTACTTATTGACAATATTGCTATGCTTTTTAATGCTGGCAAAATTAATGGCGCATTAATTATAGCACCTAAAGGTGTTTATAAAAATTGGTTTGACTCTGAAATACCAAGCCATATGCCTGACTA